ATCCTTCATCGACTAGGTGCGAGGGTCACGCTTCCGCCGTAAGGCGCGAGGGTCAGGGAGGTCCTATGCCCGATGCACCACTTCTCCGCGTCTCGTTCAATGTGCGCGGGGTGCCTGCGCCGGGCGGCTCGAAGCGGGCGATCAGGACACGCTCGGGGAAGATCGTGCTCATCGACGCATGCAAGCGGAACAAGGGATGGCGCACGCTTGTCGCCGTCGCCGCTCGTGAGGCACTCGACGGTGCAGGCGTGCTTCAGCCTCCGCTCGCGCTCTACATCGAGTTCAGGATGCCACGCCCGAAGTCGCACTACGGCAGCGATGGTCGCGTGAAGCCCGGCGCACCTTGGGTGCCGACCGTCCGACCCGACGCGACGAAGTTGCTGCGCTCGACCGAGGACGCGCTCACGGGCATCGTGTGGAGCGACGACGCGCAGATTGTCGAGCAGTATGTTTGCAAGGCATACGCTTCCGATGGAGCGACAGGTGCTCGGGTCACGGTGTTCACGGTGCAGAGCAAGAATGCAATCGACCAAGACGAAGAAGCCAGACAAGCCTTCTATGCGGACACGCCGTCGTTCGATCAAAGCGACGAAGTCGATCGCGCTGAACTGGCACGCCGCAAGAGTGCACGAAAACATAGTGCGGCTCGAAGTTGACCTGACGAAGCGCAACGAGTTCTGGGCACTGCTTCGCGGAGACGCGCACCACGACAACCCGCACAGCGACCACGACAAGGAGAAGGAAGACCTCGACGAGGCCGTGCGCCGGGGTGCTGCGGTCATAGATGTCGGCGACTTCTACTGCGCGATGGGCGGCAAGTACGACCCGAGGCGGTCCCGTGGGCACTCGACCAGACCCGAGCACGCGATGGCGGACGACTACCTCGACAGCCTTGTGAAGCACGGCTCGGCGTTCCTGGCCCCATACTCGCACAACATCGCCGTGATGTGCGAGGGCAACCACGAGACATCCATCCGCAAGAACTGCGAGACGGACCTCACCCAGCGCACGATCGAGCGCATCAATTCCACCACGGGCAGCGCGATCCTCTTCGGCTCGTACGGGTGCTACATGCACCTGAAGTTCAGGCGGTGGCGCAAAGAGGTCACGCGGTGGATGCACCTGTTCCACGGCAGCGGCGGCGGCGGTCTGATGTCGTTCGACACGCTGCGCGTCCGTCGGCAAGGGTCATACCACCCGAACGCGGACATCATCGTGTGCGGTCATGTACACGAGCGATGGGCACTGGAGACATCGAGGCAGATCGTGACGGCGCAGAGCGGCAAGTATTCGATGCGACTGGAGACGCAGCATCACATCCGCACAGGCACCTACAAGGACGAGTACGGTCACGGACGAGGCGGCTGGCACATCGAGCGCGGTGCACCACCGAAGCCGCTCGGAGCGATGTGGATGAGGGTATCTATGCTTCATTTGAGATCAGGTCTCGACCTCAAGATGGAGTTCATCCCAACATGACCGAAAGCGAGCGCAGGAAAGTCTCCGCATGTGTCGCGCAGTTCGTGGAGAACATGAGCGCGGACAGCGTGGTCATCTTGTGGACTGAGGTCGCCAAGGACTCGACGAAGGCGAAGGTCGCTTCGTGGGGCAACCAGTTTGCCATCAAGCAGATGGTGATCGACCTTGCAAACGAGTACGATGATGGGAATGATCCCGCGATCAAGAAGGGCAGAACGAAGTGATCGACCAACCGCGTGCCGTCTCCGTCCAGACCGTCCTTCAGTGGGCACAACTGCTCGTACTCATCATCGGTGTCGCCGGGGTCTTCATGACCGTGGGGCGCAAGGACGCGGTTCTCGAAGCGAACAGCACGCAGATCGCGGAGTTGAGGTCGATCTGTTCGGACCTTGCGCGCGTCACTGGCTCGCTGAGTTCTACCGATGCGGCGCACTCGACGCAGATCGCAAGCATCGAGAAGCGGCTCGACAGATTAGAGACCACGAGGTGAAGACGATCTGCTACGAGGTCTTGTTCGCCTTGGGGGTCACTACCATCGTGGCAGCAGCGATCGCGCTGTACGCTGCGCTCCTTCCACACTGACCACACCTCCAACCTGAAAGGCACACATGAGCACGAAGAACATGACGAAGAACTGGAAGACCACGGGACTCGGCGTTGCGGCGATCCTGACCGCAGCAGGCGCGGCACTCACTGCGCTCACCGACGGCAACGATGCCACCGTGCCTGATTGGGGTGCGCTGATCGCGGCGGTGATCGCGGGTGTCGGTCTGATCTTCGCCAAAGACAGCGACAAGTCTGGACTCTGATGTACGCTCTCTTCAGGGCGGTGCTCGACAGCCTGCTCGGATGGCTGACGGGCGAAGCACGCAACCGAGGACAAGCGACCGATGCGAAAGAAGACAGAGAACTGCAGACGAAGATCGGCAAGCGGATCGAGGCTCACCTGCGCGAGCGTCGCACTGCTACTGGCGAGCGGTATGGTGGGCTGCACTCGGACGGTGCTCGTGACCGAGGACTCTCCGATCAGGACTGGCCCGGCGGTCAAGGCTAGGGTGTACACGCTCGACCCCGACGGCAAGTGGCTGCTCGGAGACAACGAGGTCGCAATCCCCGAGGGCTGGTATGTCGTCCCGCCGTCCTTCGTCAAAGAGTGAAAGCCACATGGCGATCATCGAGCAGCAGATCGACCGCGTGCTCGCGCTGACTCAGGCGGAGTACCAGACGCTCGTCCAGATGCTGTCAGAGATCGAATCGAACGCACGGCTCTCGCAGCGCGAACGGACTCGCGCTGCGGGATTACGCGCTCGGGTACAGCAGGCGCGTCGAGGATGGGGCAAGCGGTGACGCTGCTACACGGCGACTGCCTTGCGGTGCTGTGCGAGTTGCAGGACGCGAGCGTGGACGCGGTGGTCACCGATCCTCCGTACGGTCTGTCGTTCATGGGCAAGAAGTGGGACTACGAGGTTCCGAGCGTCGAGGTGTGGCGCGAGTGCCTGCGCGTACTGAAGCCCGGCGGTCATCTGCTCGCCTTCGCGGGTACGCGCACGCAGCACCGCATGGCGTGCAACATTGAGGACGCGGGCTTCGACATCCGCGACATGATTGCGTGGGTGTACGGGAGCGGCTTCCCGAAGTCGCTCGATGTGAGCAAGGCGATCGACAGGGCGGCAGGGGCGAAGCGCGAGGTGGTAGGAATGTCTGCGCGTCATGGTGGTGGTGCAAAAGTTTTTGAGAATCAGGGCGGGACTGGATTTGCAACAAACGGCAAGCCTGACATCACCGCACCCGCGACCGACGCAGCGAAGCAGTGGGCGGGATGGGGTACTGCGCTGAAGCCTGCGATGGAGCCGATCACCGTGGCGCGGAAGCCGCTGATCGGCACGGTCGCGGAGAATGTGCTGCGGCACGGCACGGGTGCGATCAATGTGGACGGGTGCAGGGTGGGGACGGAGGATGATGATGATTATGGGCGAAGCGCGGCGGGAGCGGATGGGAAAGTGAATAGCGGGATATGGAGCAATGGGGCGCGTCCAAAGTTTGAACAGCAGGCGCACTCTCAAGGTCGCTTCCCCGCGAACATCATCCACGACGGCAGCGACGAGGTGGTGGGGCTGTTCCCGCAGACGGAAAGCCAACAAACGCGGTTTCGCGTGAAGGGGCGGAGTGCAGGCATTCTTGGCAAAGAAGGTGCGGACAGAGACTATATCGGCGGATTCAACGACAGCGGTTCCGCTGCTCGCTTCTTCTACTGTGCGAAGGCGAGCAAGCGCGACAGGGACGAAGGCAACCACCATCCCACCGTGAAGCCCACCGACCTGATGCGCTACCTCTGCCGACTCGTCACGCCACCGAACGGCATCGTGCTCGACCCGTTCATGGGAAGCGGCAGCACAGGCAAGGCGTGCGCGCTCGAAGGCTTCCGCTTCATCGGCATTGAGCGCGAGGCGGAGTACATCGAGATCGCCGAGCGTAGGATCATGGCATGTCAGACATCGAGCCGCTGAAGGACAGAATCCTGACGACCAACCGTCCCGCCGAGGACTTGCGGACGATCATGCGAGCGATGCGCGATGGCTGGGCTGTGCCGACCGATGTCAAGCGTGCAGCCGTGCTTCGAGCCATGCAGATTGTGAACGACCCGCTCGCCGACATGCGCGATGTTCAGCGGTCGAGCGAGTTCCTGCTCGCCATCGACAAGCACCTGCTCGACAGCATGAAGCAGGAGGACTCGATGCAGCGGCTCGACAACGGGCAGGCGACCGAGCGCATCGAACTCAAGCCGATCACCTTCGAGCGGCGCGACTGATGCCAGCCGCACTCCGCCTGCCGCCTCTCTACGGCAAGCAGCACGACGCGATCCACGACCCGGCACGCATCGTCGTCATCGAGGCGGCGACGAAGGTCGGCAAGACCGCCGGGTGCATGTGTTGGCTGCTCGGTCAGGCGTGGAACGATCCGAAGGGCGGTCACGCCTACTGGTGGGTCGCGCCCGTGTATCAGCAGTCGCGCATCGCGTTCGACCGCATGAAGGCGTGGATGCGTGAGGCGGACCCGCTGAAGACGATCTGGAAGTCGCACGACACTGAGCAGTGGATCGAACTCGCCAACGGCAACCGCATCTCGTTCAAGTCAGGCGAGAACAGCGACAACCTGTACGGTGAGGACGTGTACGCGGCGGTGCTCGACGAGGCAACTCGGATGCGTGAGGAATCCTGGCACGCGGTGCGCTCGACGCTGACGGCCACAAAGGGCGCGGTGCGGATCATCGGCAATGTACGAGGGCGCAAGAACTGGGTGCACGCTCTGGCGCAGCGTGCCGATGGCCAGACAGTCGCGTACCACAAACTCACCGCATACGACGCGGTCGAGGGCAAGGTGCTCGCGCTCGCCGAGGTCGAGGCGGCCAAGCGTGATCTGCCCGAGCATGTGTTTCGCGAGTTGTATCTCGCCGAGCCTGCAGACGACGGCGGCAACCCGTTCGGGATGCAGGCGATCGAGGGCTGCATCGTGCCGCTATCGACCGACCCTGTCGCGGTGTGGGGCGTGGACTTGGCGAAGTCCCAGGACTGGACGGTCGTGGTCGGTCTCGATCGTGACTGCCGCGTCGCCATGATCGACAGGTGGCGCAGCGACTGGGGACAGACGCTATCGAGGCTGAAGGTCATCATCGGCGACACGCCTGCGCTCATCGACTCCACAGGTGTCGGCGATCCGATCGTCGAGGAGTTGCAGCGCAGTCTGCCGTGCGTCACCGCGTTCAAGTTCACCGCGCAGAGCAAGCAGCAACTGATGGAGGGTCTCGCCGCGAGGGTGCAGAGCAAGGGCATAGGATTCCCAGACGGCTGGCTCAAGGACGAGATGCAAGCGTTCGAGTTCGAGTACAGCCGAACAGGTGTGCGCTACTCTGCTCCGACTGGCTTGCACGACGATGGAGTCTGCGCTCTTGCGCTCGCGGTGCGTCACCTCGGCACCGTCGGCACGAACACGCTTGAGGTGAGGATCTTCTGAACCATGGGCATCCTCGATCTCTTCCGCACAAAGCAAGTCACAGACGATCAGAAGTACATGGAGTCGAGCGTGGGCGTGGTGTCGCTCTCGTCGATGGGCATGATGCCACAGTTCTCGATGACGAGGTCGGTGGACGCGTACCGCTCGTGGGTGTACGCGGCTGCAACGATCAATGCACAGGCGGTCGCTGCTGTCCCGCTGCGGCTGTATGTCCGCACCGATGTCGCGCAGTCGTCGAAGATGTGGTCGACACGACCAGTGCCACGCAAGCGCAAGGCGTACCTGCTCGGCGACAGCGAGCGCAAGCCGAGCGTGTCGGCGATGAAGTCCGCGCAACTGGCAGGTGACTTCGAGGAGGTCACCGACGCGCATCCAGTGCTCGAACTGCTCCGCAAGGCGAACCCGTACGAGGACGGCTTCGGGCTTGCCGTAAGCCGCATCCTGTTCCTGGAACTGACAGGCAACGCATACCTGCATGTCGTCACCGACAAGACGCTCGGCGTACCCGCTGCTCTGTACACGGTGCCCGCGCAGCATGTGACCGTGCAGCCCGGGCGCGAGCGTCTCATCGACTTCTACCTGTACGGCACGAACTCGCAGCAGATGAGGCGGTTCGAGTTGGACGAGATCATTCAGTTCAAGCGACCGAACCCGATGAGCCTGTACTACGGGTGCGGCAAGGTCGAGGCGGCGTACGGCGCGATCCAGTTGAACGCAGCGACGCACGAGATGGACTTGGGCTACGCGCAGAACATGGCGCGACCCGACTACGCGGCGATCGTCAAGGGCGGCGCGAGCGCGGAGTCGATGCGACGCTTCGAGGAGTCGATGCGGATGCTGCATCAGGGCGGTCGCAAGGCGGGACGCATGGTGGCGATCAGCGGCGACATCACGCTGCAGCCGCTCTCGTTCCCGGCGAAAGACACGGCAGGACGTGACGACATCGTCGAGGAGATCAGCGCGATCTTCGGCGTGCCTGTCACGATGCTGAAGGCGAACGACCCGAACCTCGCATCGAGCACGGCGGGCTACGCGCAGTGGCGCGAGAGCACGGTGTCGCCGATCTGCAGGCTCGACGAGGAGACGCTGAACGCACGGCTCCTGCCGCTGTTCGGCATCGAGGAGGACGCATACCTCGCGTACGACGATGCGGTTCCTGCCAACCGTGAGGCGGACGCACGCGAACGGGCGGCGGCGGTCGCAGGCGGATGGCGCACGCCCAACGAGGCGCGGCTCGAAGAGGGCTACGACGAATTGCCTGACCCCGAGGCGAACAAGTTGCACGTCGGCGGCCTGCCGCTCGGCGGTGCTGCGGCGGCGGGTGCGTCGCCGTTCCCGGGCTTGCAACTTGCGCTACAGGGATTGCAGCAGCAGGCGGCACCTCGCACGGTGATACAGCCTGCCGAGCCAGTCAAGTCGCTCCCGCCAGCCGAGGACGACCGCATCACCTTCGTGGTCGGCGAGACCGAAAAGGCAGAGGGCGACGACTGCGTGCGCGACAAGGTGCGGGTGCTGATCCGCGAGGGCTACGACCGAGATCAGGCGGTCGCCATCGCGTACTCGATGTGCAGCGAGAAGGCGATCGATGATGTCGATCTGAAGCCGACCACCGAGATGGCTGCACTCGCCAGTCGCGGTCTCGAACTTCGGGCCGAGTACGGTCGAGGCGGGACTGAGATCGGTGTCGCACGCGCACGCGATATCGGCAACCGCGAGAACCTGTCGCCCGAGACGGTGAACCGCATGCACTCCTTCTTCTCGCGGCACCGCGTCGATCTGGACGCAACGGGCGCACGACCCGGCGAGGACGGCTACCCGACTGCAGGCGCGATCGCGTGGATGCTCTGGGGCGGCGATCCGAGCGACCCCGACGGCGCAGGTGCAGGATGGGCTGCACGCAAAGTCGAGGAGTTGCGAGGCGCGGCGGAGAAGGCGTACGCGGACGAACGTGAGGCTTTCGTGCGTGCGGCGGAGCAGCGTGTCGCCGAGTACAAGGCACTGGAGATGGTGCACGGCGAAGGCGCGGACGCGATCAGCGAACTGCAGCGTCAGATCGCAGCGATGAACGAGCGGCAGGCTGCGCTGTCGGATGTGATGAAGGCTCTCGGCGAGGCGTTCGATGCTTGACAGAGTCGAGGGCATCCGCAAGGCAGTCGCACGGCTTCGAGCCGCAAGCGTGCCATCGACCGTAGTGCACTCGCCAAAGGGTGAGAAGGGCGACAAAGGCGAGCGCGGCGAGAAGGGCACATCGTTCAGGTGGAGAGGTCAGGTCCGCAAGGGCATGGGATTCTCGCCGAATGACGTTGTGCACTACAAGGGCGCGGCCTACCTGTGCCTCGCCGTGACGACCGACCCGCCACCGAGCGACTCGTGGGCGGTCATGTGCAAGGCGGAGGACGGGCGCGACGGACGCGACGGAGCGCAGGGTGCAGTCGGTCCACAGGGCGAGCAAGGCGTACAAGGTCCGCAAGGTGAGCCGGGAGCGGTCGGGCTTCGATGGCGCGGCGCGTACTCGCAGGGTCAACGGTACGAGGTCGGCGACATCGTCGGGTATGAGGGCGGCGCATTCGTGTGTGTGGCGGCGACGATGCAGTCGCCCGTGACAGGCGCTGGATGGCAGGTGCTCGCCGAGGCAGGCAAGACGGGGTCGCGTGGACCGAAAGGCGAGCGCGGCGCAGACGGCACCTCGGCGACGATCGCGGACGGCGACTATGGCGACATCATCGTCAGCAGCAGCGGCACGGTCTGGACGCTCGACACCTTGCAGAATGTGCTGACGGTGTCAAACACGACCGAGACTTCATCCACAAGTACGGGCGCGATCGTGTGCTCTGGCGGCATCGGCGCGACGAAGGCGGTGCGCGGTGGGAATGACTCGTTCTTCAATAGCGTTCGTATCGGTCGAGGGTCATCAAATCTGTCTGACAACACCGCCGTCGGTGAAGCCGCACTCTCGGGCAGCGGCAACACGGGCACACAGCAGACTGCGATCGGAAAGAACGCGATCTTTTCAGCAAGCACGGGAGCATTCAACACGGGGATCGGCTATCAGGCTTTGTACAGCAACGGTGCAGGATCAAGCAACACAGCGATCGGAGCGAACGCGCTATTCAGTAATCAGGGCGGCACACTCAATCTTGCGAACGGGCTGAACGCGCTCTACTCAAATGTGAGCGGCAACTACAACGTCGGACTCGGTGTCAATGCTTTGCAGAACGCTACAGGCAGCGACAACATCGCAATCGGGGTCAATGCGCTGGTGTCTCAAACGAGCGCGAACGACAACACTGCAGTCGGATATGAGGCAGGGCAGTATGTCACCGATTCGCGCAACGTTTTCGTGGGTAAAGGTGCGGGAGTCAATGCAAGCGGCACGGCGAGCACGCGAGCAACGACTTCGCAGGAGTGCGTGTTCGTCGGAGCGCACGCGCATCCGGTTGGGACGGGCGACGACAACAGCATCGTCATAGGTTATAACTCGACAGGCGATGGATCGAACACGACCGTCATCGGGACGACGAGCACAACGCAGGCACGGGTGCGCGGCGCAACGCTGCTATCGACTGGCGCAAACGGTCAGAGCACCATCTTTGGGCAGTCCACGACTCTGCTTTCAGGCTTGAGCGGAGAGTCGGTCACAGCAGCGAACCTGATCCCGGCGAACTGCGTGGTCATCGGTGTCAGTGTGCGAGTCACGACAGCGATCACCGGGGCAGACAGTTTCACCGTGCGTGAAGATTTAGGAGGCAGCGTTTATCTAGACAGTGTTGCTACGACGGTCGGCACTACAGCCATCGGAGTTGGAGCCAACGGATACCCCATTGCATTCGAGTCTGCTACGGACATCAAACTGGTCGCAAACGGATCAAACTTCACAGGCGGAGCGGTGCGCGTGACCGTTCACTACATCTCGATGGAGGCGGCGACATCGTGATGCACGATGACTACTACCCCACAGCAGCGGCAGCGTGCCTTATCGTGCAGCACCTTGACATCATGGCACGCGAGATCGAGGGCGTTCTCAATGCGGGATCGGTAGACGAGATCGCACGACTCGCACCGCTCGCAGAGCACATCGAGCAGACGATGCTCAAACCATACGTGTACCGTTATTCGACGACCATGCAGCGCGACAACTGGATGCGAGCAGCGCACGCGGCTCGTGTCGCATTAGGAGATAGCAAATGAACCGTGACACCATCGCAAGGATCAAGAAGACCGTGCAGTCGCTCGCGCCCGAGTTGGAGGTGTTGCGCGGTGAGAAGGGCGAGAAGGGCGACTCGTTCCGATGGCGCGGCAAGTATGTCGAGGCACGCAAGTATGCGCGGTTCGATGTTGTGACGAGAGGTCGGTCGGCGTATCTGGCGACCGAGATGACATCACAGCAGCCACCTGATGCTCCGTGGGTCTGCATCGCGCAAGCGGTGGACGGTGATCCGGGCGAGCGCGGTGAGCGCGGCGTGCAGGGCATGATCGGCAAGCAGGGCGAGGTCGGTCCAGAGGGTCCACGCGGCGAGCGCGGTGAGCCGGGGCTGAGATGGGCAGGCGATTATCAAGTGGGGCGGCGGTACGAGGTCGGCGATGTTGTCGGTGCAGGAGGCGGCGCGTACGTTGCCATCGCGTCCACCGAGCAGACACCGCTCGGCGGCGCAGGGTGGAACACGCTCGCAAAGGGCGGAGAGACGGGACCGAGAGGACCGAAGGGTGAAACGGGTGAAGCGGGTGCTGCGCTCCTCGCTGTGGAATATCTCGTGATCGCAGGCGGTGGCGGCGGTGGCGGTGCAAGCAACGGTGGCTTGCGGTCAGGCGGCGGTGGTGGCGCAGGAGGATTTCGGACGAATGTAGGCGGATCGTTGCTCACCTTGTCAGGCGGATCGTACGCGGTGACGGTCGGCGCAGGTGGTGCAGCAGCAACAGCCAACACAACAGGAACCAGTGGGTCGAACAGCGTCTTTTCGTCCGTGACATCAAACGGCGGCGGAGGTGGAGGAACACCACTAGTAGTCGGAGCAGGTGGGAGTGGTGGATCAGGTGGCGGCGGCGCAGGATTGGGCACAGCACTGGCGGGATCGGGCAACACGCCAACTACCTCACCGAGTCAGGGAAATGACGGCGGCAATGGAGCATCGACAGGAACATTCCGTGGCGGCGGCGGCGGCGGCGCAGGCGCATTGGGCACATCGGCAGGTACTACTGTTGGCGTTGATGCACCCAACGGCGGAGATGGTACCGCGAGCGTCATCACAGGCAGCAGCAACACCTATGCAGGCGGTGGCGGCGGCGGTGCTGCTGCAAGTTTCGGTCCATTAGGCGCAGGAGGATCAGGCGGAGGCGGGGATGGCGCACTCGAAGGAACGAGCAACGCTGTTGCGGGAACAGTAAATCTCGGCGGCGGCGGTGGCGGCGGCGGTGGACTAAATGGTGCGAGTGCAGGGCAAATAGGGGCGGCAGGAGGCTCGGGTGTTGTCATCGTGCGCTACCTCGGCTCGCAGCGTGCCACTGGCGGCACCGTCACAGAGAGCGGCGGGTACTCGATCCATACATTCACATCATCGGGAACCTTTGAGGTCACATAAGGTAAACACATGGCACACTTTGCACGAGTTCACATCACTGGCAAGATCGACCGAGTCATCGTCGCGGAGCAGTCGTTCATCGACACGCTGCCCGACTCCGTGTTCTGGGTGCAGACCTCGTACAACACGCGAGGCGGCGTGCACTACGACAACGCCACTGGACAACCGAGCGCGGATCAGGGCAAGGCACTCCGCAAGAACTTCGCTGGCATCGGATACACGTACGACGCGCAGCGCGACGCATTCATCCCGCCGAAGCCGAGTGACGACGCGGTGCTCGACGAGGCAACGTGTCTGTGGCAGGTGGTAGAGGACTGATGTGCGGAGTCTGCAAGAGCGCAGCGCAACCGCGACTGCACTGGCTCGACTGGCGTGCCGAGCGTCAGGTCGTGCGATACGGTGAGAAGCAGGAGTCGTTCGCCGACCTTGAGTCCGCTCTGATGGGGCAGTTCAGCACGCAACTCGAACGAGAACTGCGGCGAATGAACGACGAGGCGGCACGTGCATACGCGGCAGCAATCCGCACTGGTGATGGCGATGCCATGCGAGCACTCGAAGCGGCGCAGCGTGCAGTCATCACGAGCCGCCCAGAGATCGCAGCGCAGATCGCTGAGGTCGGGCGTGAGTACACGAGGCTCATCGTGAACGCAGGCTTCGAGGCGGGCGCGCAGGGCTTCTTCGATGTGTCGGGCGAGCCGAGCCGCAGCGTGATCGCAGCGACCGCTCGTGCATCGCAGCGCATGGCTGACAGCGTCACGCGCACGCAGGCACGGCTCATCGGCAACGCCATCCGCACGGGTGTCGAGGAGGACTTGACGAGCCGCGAGGTGCAGCAACTGCTACGGGCAGGTGGACTCGACGCAGATCGAGCGCAGGCGATCGCAAGGACCGAGACCGCACGCGCATACAGCGACGGGCAGATCGCCGCGTGGAGGGACACGGACGGCATCGTCACTGGCAAGACATGGCTCGTGTCGCCGTTCGCGTGCGAGTTCTGCGATGCGGCTGCGATCGAGTTCGGCGACAAGGCGATCCCGCTCGATCAGGACTTCTACCCGCTCGGCTCCCAGATCATCGGCGAGAGCGGCAAGTCGCTCACCATAGGATTCGAGGCAGTCTCTGGTCCGCCACTGCACCCGAACTGTCGATGCAGTATCGACGCGGCACTGGAGGAACTGCCAGAGGGCGAAGGCGAAGGCATATTCGAGGTCACAGTCACATGATGCACCACAAGACACTTGACGCGGCATACAGCAGCGAGGACGGCACCAAGTTCGTCGCCACCATCACAACCGACACGATCGACCGCGATGGCGAGGTCGTGATCCCGGCAGGCATGAACAGCAAGGAGTACGAGCGGAACCCCGTGCTGCTGTACGCGCACGACCCGAAGATGCCGATCGGCAAGATGGAGACGCTGCGGCGCGGCGACGGCAAGATCGAGGCAGACTTCCGACTTGCGCCTCGACCGCAAGAGCATCAGGGCGAGTGGCTGCCCGACACCGTCGGTGCGCTGATGAAGTTCGGCGCACTGCGCGGCGTGTCGATCGGATTCCACGCGCAAGCCAACGGGATGCGGTCGGCAAGCAAGGCGGATGTCGAGCGGTACGGTGACGGCGTGAAGCGCGTGTTCTCGAAGTGGAACCTGCTCGAAGTCTCGGTCGTAAGTGTGCCTGCAAATCAGGAGGCACTCGTCACGGCGATCCAGAAGGGCGTGGCGACGGCGGAGGCAGTGAAGGCTCTGGGCATCAAGGCAGACCCGCCTGCAAAGCCGAGCGAGCGCATCGAGGGCAGCGAGCGCAACCCCGAAGGATCGGCTAGCGACACACGCGGCGGCATCGAGATCGACGAGGCAACCGAGACCGCGCTCAAGAACAAGGTCGAGGAGCACAACGAAAAGCACGGCGACGAGGCAGGTAAGAAGGTGAACCTCGGCATGTTGAAGGCGGTCTACCGTCGGGGCGCGGGTGCGTTCAGCACGAGCCACCGTCCCGGCATGACACGGAACCAGTGGTCGATGGCTCGGGTCAATGCGTTCCTGTATCTCGTGCGGCGAGGGCGACCTGAGAATCCGAAGTACACGAGCGACTACGACCTACTGCCCAAGGGACATCCGAAGCGGAGCGATGGCGACAAGGCGTACAGCGTCAGCGTGAGCGTGCCAGCGGTCGGCATCGACGATGTCCGACACGCTGCTCGGGTGGCGATGGCCAAGGCTTGCGGACGGTTCCGCATCTGACCCTGCTATAGTTCGACAAACGGTGGCTCGAACCGATGCGCGGACAGCGCGAGCGGGTGAGTCGGACGAAGGGTCAATCACAACACGCACACAACGCAGCACTCGCTGCGTGGAGATCACAATGCTCAAGACCATCACGGTCGAGGAGTTGCAGAAGCATCTGCAGTCACTCGCCAATCAGGTCGGCGCGAAGCGATACGAGGCAGCCAAGAATCTCATCTTGGAAGGTCTCGTCATCGTGGACGCTGATGGCAAACCCGTCGATCCCGACAACATCGAGTACAAGGTCACGCTGTCGCCCATGGCTGCAGGTGACGAGGACATGATGAAGCCGGAGGACGAGGAGAAGCCAAAGATGAAGCCAGAGGACGAGGACGAGGACAAGCCAGTCAAGTCGCTCGTCGCCGAGGCTGTCAAGGCAATCAAGGCGGAGTCACAAGTCTCCGCATCTCACCCAATCGCAACAAAGGAAACCAACATCATGGATATCTCTGCACCGCTTGCTCGGAGCAAGCACTTCCAAACCAGCGAGGAAGCCTACGGCTTCGGTCGCTTCGTTCTCGCATGTCGCGGTCACATCAAGAGCCGCGAATGGTGTGTCGAGAAGGGTCTGATCACGAAGGACCATCTGTCGGGCAACAACACGCTCGGCGGCTACCTCGTGCCCGACCAGTTCAACAACACGCTGATCAACCTGCGCGAACAGTTCGGCATCTTCCGACAGAACGCAAACGTGCTCAGCATGGAGCGTGACACTCTGCAAGTGCCTCGTCGCATCTCGACCTTGACGGCGAACTTCGTCGGCGAGGCTGCAGCAGCGAGCGAGACGCAGCAGAACTTCGACCTCGTGACGCTCGTCGCCAAGAAGTCGGTCGTGCTCACCCAGATCAGCGGCGAACTCGCCGAGGACAATGTGGTGAACCTCGCCGATCAGATCGCAGGCGAAATGGCGTACGCGCAGTCCAAGTTGGAAGATCAGTGCGGATTCACTGGCGACGGCACATCGTCGTTCGGTGGCATCGTCGGACTGAACAACGCAGTCGGCTCTGCGGGCACGAGCACGGCAGCAGGCACCGCGCTGACTGCTATCACTCTTGCACAGGTTCGTGCCGCCATGGGGCTTCTGCCACAGTACGCGGACAACGCGAACACCAAGTTCTACATGCACCGCACCGTGTTCAACTCGCTCTGCCAGCGTCTCGCTGAGAACGCAGGCGGCGCGACTGTGGTGGAGATCGGAGACGGCGCGAACAAACTGCGCTTCCTCGGATATCCCGTTGTTCTCGCGCAAGCGATGAACAGCACCACGGGCAACGGCAGCGTCATGTTGCACTTCGGCGATCTTCGTCAGGCAGCAATTCTCGGCGACCGCAAGCAGAACCAGATCGCGTTCAGCGACTCGGCATCCTCGTCCTTCGAGGCTGACCTCGTCACCGTGCGCGGCATCTCGCGGTTCGACATCGTCAACGCGAATGTCGGATCGTCGTCTGTCGCAGGCTCGATCGTCACACTCAAGGCAGGCGCCTAATCACGAAAGGACAAGGCACACATGTTTTCACTTCAAGGCGTAAAGCATCAGAACCTCATCTCACCGCAGAGCATCGCATCGAATGCCACCGTGACGAGCATCAATATCGACACGAGTGGCTTCAGCGAACTGCAGATCTGTGTGATGCGCGAGTCGCACGCCACGGCGGGCTTCTCGGCTCTCACGATTCAGCAGTCGGACGACACTGTCGCAAGTAATTTTGCGACCGTCACTGGTCTTGTGGCTGGCACCGATTACACATCGGCAAGTGCTATCGGTGGAACAAGCAGCAGCGTCACGAATGTGTCGTTCGTTGCGAATGTCGATCTGCGTGGCAAGAAGCGATTCTTCCGCGTTCTGGTCACGCCTGCAACGGCTTCCGCGTCCGTGGCTGGTCATGTGATCCTCGCAAGAGGTTCGCAGAGCGCACTCGACTCGGCGGCTGGCGCGGCGCAGTTCGTCCAGACTCCAGACTGATCTCGCATCAGTTTCACTCTTTCAGCACGCCCGATCCGCAAGGGTCGGGCGTGTCTTTTTTTCACGCTAGTATGCGTCCCATGAAACTTGACATCGGATGTGGGAAGCGACGCTACGAGGGATACACGCCGCACGACTGGAGCCTCGATCACGACGCTCGATTCTTGCCGTACGAGGACAACAGTCTCGAAGAGATCCGCGCATCGCATGTGCTCGAACACTTGCCGCGTGGTGATGTCGAGGAGACGCTGCGGCACTGGGTGAGCAAGATCAAGCCGGGCGGCATTCTGCGGATCGCCGTGCCTGACTTCGATGAGATCGTGCGACTTGCAGCCGAGGACCGAGACGCGGACGATGACTCGAAGCCGCCGTTCCCGTGGGAGTCGTACATCATGGGCGGACAGACGACCCCGTACGACTCGCACCGCACACTCTGGAACTACCCGAAACTCAAAGCGGCGATGGAGCAGCAAGGGCTGATCGAGATCACGACATGGAAGAACGACTACTCGGGCAGCGATATCAAGATCGGCGAATGCAGCGATCATGTGTTCTCGCTGAACCTCGCCGGGCGCAAGCCGGGCATCGCTGTCCATGACGCTCCTGCTCCCAAGTACCCAGATGTCCGGGCCGTGATGACGATGCCGCGACTCGCGTGGACGGACAACATGTTCTGCGTGTCGCAGGCTTGTATGCAACTGGGCATACAGGTTCAGAACTCGATCGGAGTCTTCTACGGGCAGGGCATTCAGCGGGTGCTCGAATCGTGCGCGGCGAGCGAGGATGTGAAGTGGGCACTCACGATCGACTACGACTCGATCTTCGACTGGAAGGACATCGTGTGCCTGCGGCAGATCGCCGAGGATGCAGGACTGGACGCGATCGCTCCGATGCAGGCGGGACGCGAGCGCAACATCGCGCTCTTCAACACGGTGTCCGAGGACGGGAAAGCGATGGCGGCGAAAGCGGAGGACTTCGCTAAGCCGTGGTTCCCCGTCTCGACGATGCACTTCGGGCTGACGCTCATCCGCGTGGAGTCGCTGCGAAAGATGGCAAAGCCATGGTTCAAGAGCGAGCCTGCACCCGATGGATCATGGAACGATGGTCGAATAGACGACGACATCTACTTCTGGCGCAACGCAAACAAGCACGGGTGGAAACTCGGCATTTCGCCCAAGGTGCACATCGGACACATCGAGTGCATGATCTCGTGGATCACGCCCGACAAGGGCAAGGAGTACCAGTCGATGTTCTCGTGGCTTCGAGGTGGTAAGCCGTGGTATGTCCGCAACCGCGAGCAGGTGTGGCGAATGCCGACCTCGCTGCGACCCTCTGAAGCACAGGTATAGGATTCGGCATGGCAGTCGGCACCTTCGCGCTCATCACCCTGCAGGAGTTGAAGGATCACCTCGGGATCACGGGGGCAGGCGACGACACGCTTCTAGAGCGTGCCATCGACCGTGCGACCGCTCGCATCGAGACCTACATGGGGCGTAATGTCTTAGCACGCTCTTACGCGGAGTGGCACGGCGGGAACACTGTTCGAGCGATCCGCACCAAGCAGCACCCGATCAATAGCGTGACGGGCGTGTTCACGGGCATCCGCACCGCGTTCACGGTGTCGAGCACGGTGGCAAGCGATCTCCGCGTCACCGTCAGCGTCAACAGCGAGGCGGTCGGA